AAGAAATACTTGACACAATACAAAAAATTGTATATAGGGTTAGATAGAGATGCAACAACTAAATCATTTACTATTGCTAATGAACTTAAATCTTATGGTATTAAGAATGTTCATGTTAAAACTTTAGAAGATGATTTAAAATACTATGGAACAAAGGAGATAGAGGAGATGTTTAATGACTGAAGAAATGATGCAAGAAATACTAGATGATTGGAATAGTTGGAAGTATGATATAGTAGAACTAAATAATTCTACATGGAATACAAGAGATCAAAGTAAACTAGATATGATAACAGCAATTTTAGAAGAGCAACTACAATTGCAGAAAGCAATTAAAAGAAGATGATAGAAAAACAAATAATAAAACTAATGTTAGATAAAAACTTTTATACAGAGTATAAAGGTCAAGTATCTCGTAATGTATTTCAAGGTAGCTTTGGTTCCTTGTATGATACAATACAAAAAGCACATGAGAAATATGATTCTGATATAAGTATTGATGAGTTATATTCTTTACATACTACTGTATTTAATCCTGCATTAACACGAGCAGCGAAAGAACAGTTTAGTGAATTGCTTGAAGATATAAAAGAAACACAAGAGCCATCAAAAGAAATAGCAGATGACATTATAAAAATTTTAGTTGAAAGAGATGTTGCACAAAAGATAGCAATAGAAGCTACTGAAATATTTAATGGTAAACCTGCAGACTTTAATGTAATAACAAGTTTAATTGAAAAACATAAAACAGGATTACCAACAGAAAGATTAGAAGCAGTAACAAATGATATAACTAAACTGCTTGATGAATTAAATGTTGTAAGTAAATGGCAATTTAATTTAACTGTATTAAAAAATAATATAGGTGGAATTGGTCCAGGAAATTTAATGATTGCATTTGCTAGACCAGAGACAGGTAAGACTGCGTTCTGGGTTAGCCTTGTATCAGCACCATATGGATTTGCTGAACAAGGTGCAAAGGTGCATGCATTTATAAATGAGGAACCTGCAGTTCGTACACAGATGAGAGCCATTAGTTGTTTTACAGGATTAAACAAAGAACAAATTGTAGATGATGTTGCAAGAGCACATGAAGATTGGAGTAAGATAAAAGATAATATTAAAATGATTGATACTGTTGATTGGACTATTGAAGATATAGATAGCCACTGTGAAAAACATAAACCAGATATTATTGTAATAGATCAGTTAGACAAAATAAATATTGGTGGTACATATGCAAGAACAGATGAAAAATTAAGAGCAATCTATACAAGTGCAAGAGAGATAGCAAAGAGAAGAGAATGTGTAGTCATTGCTATATCACAGGCATCAGCAGATGCACAAAATAGAGATCACATATCATTTGATATGATGGAAAACTCTAAAACAGGTAAGGCAGCTGAAGCAGATTTAATTATTGGTATTGGTAATCGAACATCTAATGATCCTACTAACAATACCAGAGTTCTAAACGTAAGTAAAAATAAAATAACAGGGTGGCATGGAGATCCATCTTGTATCATTGATAAATATTTAAGTAGATACACAGACTAGAAAGGACATATGATAACAACAATAGACGTAGAAACTTCGTATCAAAAAACAGAAACAGGTGGCATGGATCCATCACCATTTAATCCTAACAATATATTAGTTAGTGTTGGTATTAATGATGAGTATTATTTTACTAATCATAGTGAAAGAATAGATGAAGGTTGCTATCATAAGATACAAAAGATATTAGATGAAACAACTTTACTTGTAGGTCACAATATTAAATTTGATTTAAGTTGGTTGTTGGAAGCAGGATTTAAATATGAGGGTAATGTATACGATACAATGATAGCAGAGTATGTTTTAAATAGAGGCATAAGAAAAAGTTTAACATTGCTTATGTGTTGTCAACGTAGAAAACTAGATGCTAAAGATGATGCAGTAAAAGAATATATGGATAGAGGTGTATCGTTTGAGAATATACCTGCAGATATTGTAGAACAATATGGTAAGATAGATGTAGCTATTACTAGACAATTATTTGATTCACAAATGGCAGACTTACGAACAGATAAACATAAAGGTTTGTTAAAGACAATAAAAGTTATGAATGAATTTTTAATTGTGCTTACTGATATGGAACGTAATGGTATCAATGTAAACTTAGATGATCTTAAACAAGTAGAAAAAGAATACAGAGCAGAGTTTGCATATCTAAAACAAAAGATAGATAAGATTGTATATGATAAGATGGGAGATACTAAGATTAATCTAGGTAGTCCAGAACAATTATCATGGTTAATCTATTCTAAAAAACCTAAAGATAAAAATCAATGGGCAAAGATATTTAATACAGGTATAGATAAGTTTACAAAGAAAAATAAAAAAAGACCTAAGTTTTCTTTTGCACAATTTAGAACATTAGTAGCTAATAATTCTGAACCTATACACAAAACAATTGCTAGTCAATGTTTACATTGTGCAGGTAAAGGAGTAATAAAAAAAATTAAAGTTGATGGCACACCATATAAAAAATATAGTAAGTGTGAAGACTGTAATGGTGAAGGATTTACATATGCTAAGATGGCTAAACTTGCAGGATTTAATCAAAGACCTAGAAGTGTATATGATGTATCAGACTCTGGATTTAAAACAGATAGACTTACATTAAATAAAATTGCAGGAGAAGCTGAAGGAGAGTTTAGAGAATTTATTGATGCTATACTTAGACACAATGCTATCTCTACATATCTAAATACTTTTGTAGAAGGATTGCAAAACTTTACAAATGATAATGGATTGCTACATCCTAAGTTTATGCAAGCAGTAACAGCTACAGGTAGATTATCTAGTCGTGATCCTAACTTTCAAAACCAACCTAGAGGTGGTACGTTTCCAATACGTAAAGTTATACAATCTAGATTTGAAGGTGGGCAAATTATAGAAGTAGACTTTGCACAACTAGAGTTTAGAACTGCAGTATTTCTTGCACAAGATGAGCAAGGTATGGCAGATATAAAAAACAAAATAGATGTACATAAATTTACTGCAGATGTAATTGGTGTATCAAGACAAGATGCAAAGGCACATACATTTAAACCTTTGTATGGTGGTACAACAGGTACAGAAGATGAAAAAAAATATTATAAAACATTTGCAGAAAAATATAAACACATAACTAAATGGCATGATGAATTACAAACTCAAGCCATAACTTATAAAAGAATTAAATTACCTACAGGTAGAGAGTATGCGTTTCCATATGCAGAACGTATGCCTTGGGGTGGATCTAGTTATGGTACGCAAATAAAAAATTATCCTGTACAAGGTTTAGCAACTGCTGACATTGTACCATTAGCATGTATAAAAATATATAAACTAATGAAAGAGCAAAAGGTAAAAAGTTTACTTATTAACACAGTTCACGATTCTATTGTGGCTGATGTTTATCCTGGAGAAGAAGCTGTAATGAGTAAAATATTTGACGAGGGTACAGCATCTGTAATACCTGCATTAAAAGAATATTATGGAATAAATTTTAATGTTCCACTTGACACAGAGATCAAAATGGGATATGACTGGTTAAATATGAAGGAGGTCAAATGACACAAACCAATCTAATACTAAAAATAGTAAGGTTTAATCACATTAAACCACTAATAACAATTGAGTTAGTTATGGATAACTATAGCGATGCTTTAAATATATCTGATAAACTCAATGACGTTGCGAAAGCAAAAGATGAAAGCACAACATCTTATTTTGTGCAAACAATTGATATACCATCATTGACTAAAGAAGTCTACGATGATGATATACCATTTTAATATAGGAGTAATATGTATATAGAAAAAACTAAAATAAAAGTAATAGGCACTAAGTACGAACATGGTGGTAAAGAAAAAAAGAATGCTGTATTATCAGAGTTTAACTTTGATGATGGCATTCTATCTAAAGATTTATCTAAGTTCTTACAAAGTCTGCAAGAAGATCAAGGTCACAGATTTTGTGGTGAGACTACTTGTAATATAACAATAGATACATCTAAGGAGTATTAATGGATATACCTTTATTAGATAAAGAGTTGTGGGAAGACTACTCTGACGATGAGCAAGAGCAGGCTTATGATATGTTGCAAGATTTAAAAGCACAATGCGATGGAAAACCCACAAAGTTATATATAAATGAACACGAAGAACTACAAAGTTATTTAATGTGGTTTGCTCGTATGGAAGATTTGCCTTACGAGATTACTGATGAGGAGACTAAAATATGTTAATATTAGATATACTAATATATGGATTAATAGGTTGGGTATTAATAGGATTAGTTTTTAGAGGACTATGAAAATAATACTTGACAAATTAGTAAAAATGTGGTATAAGCAAATCAATAATTAAGGAGGCTATTATGGATAATAATATAGCAAATATAAATGAGATGTCTGATGAGCAGATTATGGAAGCTATCGGACAAGATGATGGTTCAAGTAAAGGAGTAAATATTCCTAGACTTGGCATCAACAGATCACCAGAAGATGATGAAGGTAATCAATTACCTGTTGGTAATTTATTTACATTTGATTCTAGTGTAGGTCAAAATGTATATGGTAAGCCAGTTACATTTAGACCATTCATAAGTGCAATGCAATATATGCACTATGATCCAGATAAATCTGAGTATACAAACAGATCAATTATTTTCAAAAATTGGAAAGAGGAAGCTGTAGATATACTTGGAGGCACAAAGTGTGGTAAGGTTCCTTTTAAAGATAGGGATTCTTTAACACCAGAACAATTGGCAGAACAAAGAACAATAAGATGTTATAGATTATTGTATGGTCTGTTATCATTTAAAGGAGTAAAAGCAAATGGCGAAGAACACACTGTTTCTAATCTGCCTACTTTATGGAGGGTTACAGGTACAGCATTTGCTCCAGTTGGCTCTGCGTTAGATCAGATAACTAAACGTAAGAAACTTATGTTTACTACTACGTTATCAGTAGATACTAAGAGACAGAAAAAAGGTGGTAATGTATATTACACACCAGAGATTGCTGTCAATGCAGATGCTGGCTTAGAAATGTCTAAAGAAGATATGGAAACTCTTGGAGTATTTCAAGAAGTTATCACTAAAGAAAATACAGAAGTGATAGATCTATATAAAGCTGCGAAGAAAAGTAATTACGACTCAGCTGATAAAGACATGAAAAAAGTTGTGGATCAAGTCGAAGATCCAGTAGATGTGCTGTCATCATAATGAACGATATACTTCTAAAAGTTCAGACGTATCTTGATAAAGTAAATAAAGAATCTATTGAAATATCAGATACTTTAGTAGAAGAGTTTGGTGAGGCATGTAAAAGTGCCTTACGCAAACAGTTCTCTGAGAAAAGAAATGAGGGCTTTAAACCAAGAATGTCAAGTATAGGTAGACCATTGTGCCAATTACAAATGGAAGCAAAGAATGTAAAAGGTGAAGGTCAACCATACAATACTAAGATGAGAAATACATTTGGAGATCTTATCGAAGCATTGGCTATATTTGTTATGAAATCAGCAGGAGTAGAAGTAAAAGATGAGCAAAAAAAAGTTAAACTTAAATTTAAAGAATCAGAAATTGAAGGCAGGCTTGATGTTAAGATTGATGAGAAAGTGTGGGATATTAAAAGTGCATCACCATATTCATTTGATAAAAAATTTGGAAGTGGATTTGAAGAAGTCGCAAAAGATGATGCGTTTGGATATGTACCTCAAGGATATCTTTATGGTGAGAGTGAGAAGATGCCTTTTGGTGGATGGATTGTAATTAATAAATCCACAGGTGAGTGGACAGTATGTGAAACTCCTATAGATGATGAACAACATAAAGTTAAAGCATTAACTAATGCAGAAGAAAATATTACAGCTTTAGAAAATAAAGTACCATTTAAAAGATGTTATGATGATATAGAGGAAACGTTCCGTACTAAGAAAACAGGTAATAGAGTTTTGGGCATGGCTTGTACATTCTGCCCATACAAGCTTCCTTGTTGGGGAAGTAAATTGCAATTGTTACCACAGCAACAATCGCAAGGCAAAAACCCTAAATGGGTTTGGTACACTGAAGTAAACAATCCTAAGAAAGAGGAAACTTTTGAATAGAGATTGTAACTTTAACTGGGTGGGGAGTAGTTTTGAGGGGTCTATTTTCCACCCTTGTACTTATGATGCTATATTTTGTATTATATAAAAATAAAAAAGATAAAGACTATAAAATGTTTACAAATATGTTATTTGATAATGAAAAGAGTGCAGAGGAATTTGGTAGAAAAAGTATGAAGAGAGGATTTGAGCATAAGGTAGTTGAGTATAACCAAGACAACCATGAAAGGTATTGGTATAAATGAGAAAAAAAAAGTTTAACATGAAGAATGCAATAAAAGTTTTAGTTACACCTTGGGATAAAGGCTTTACCTGTGGTATAGTTATGGATAGTAAAGCCGCAATGACAACAGAGCAATATGAATTATGTTCTACTATTGCAAGAGGTATGATTAAAATGGCAACTTCAGACCCTCAGACTACATTTATGTATGGACTACGTGGGTTTGCAGATGATAAGAAAGATAACAAAAAAGATCTAGCTATTAATTCTGTAGCAGAGTTTGATAGTGAAGATAATGTTATTGATTTTATTGAATACTTAAAAAACAAACGTGATAAGGAGTTGAACTAATGGCAACACATTTAGTTATAGGTGACCCTCATTGTACACCTAAAGCAAGCAATGACAGATTTCTATGGGCAGGTAAACTAGCACATGATCTGAAACCAAATACCATAATATGCATGGGTGACTTTGCAAGTATGGATTCACTTTCAAGTTATGATAAAGGTAAAAAACAATTTGAAGGTAGAAGATATAAAAAAGATATTGACCATGCACATGATGCATTGGCTAAATTTAACAAAGGTCTCAATGGGAGACGACCAAGAAAAATAATGTTACTTGGTAATCATGAAGATAGGATAGATAGAACAGTAGATGACATACCAGAACTTGAAGGCACAATTAGTACAGACGACTTTAAATTTGAAAGCTTTGGTTGGGAGGTTCATGAATACCAAAAACCTGTGGTTGTCGATGGTGTTTATTACTGCCATAACTACCCTACTGGTGTCATGGGTAAGCCTATTAGTGGTGACAACGTGGCTCGTGCTTTACTCTTAAAAAATAAAGTATCTTCTACTGTAGGTCATATACATACATTTGATTATGCTATGTGTGCATTACCTTCTGGTAGAAAACTTATGGGATTATCTGCAGGATGTTACTTGCATCATAAAGAAAACTATGCTAAAGCTACACAGCAAATGTGGTGGAGTGGACTTGTAGTTAAACGTAATGTAGATAAAGGTGAGTATGATCTTGAAATGATTGAGTATAATACTATAAGGAGAAAGTATGGCAGAAGATAATGTAAATTCACCTGCACATTATAAACATGGTAAGAAAGAAACCATAGATGTTATTCGTGATTGCATGACTAATGATGAGTATCATGGGTACTTAAAAGGTAATGTCTTGAAATATGTTTCAAGATATAAATTTAAAGGAGAGCCATTGCAAGATTTAGAAAAAGCACAATGGTATTTAAATAGACTAGTAAAGGAGGTCAAAGATGGGTCAAGTTAAACAAGCAATAATAGAAGTGGAAGACTTTGTAGCAGGTTGTCTGAGACAAGGTAGAACACTTAATCAAACAATAAGAGATGCAAAAGAATCTGTAGCAGCTAGATTTAATCCTTATATGGAAGATGCTGATCTTATTGAGGATAAGTATTATCAATTTAGGGGGCAAGAATAATGCATGTAAGACAACTTTTAATAGATGCTTTATTATCAAAATATAAATCACAAGTTGATG